GTCGGCGTGGGCACATATGCCACGCGGCCTGGCAGTCCAATGCCTTGGCATGGAGGCACTGCAAGCTATGGCACATGCATTGTTTTGTCGATGACCTGGGTACGACTCAGGACAGGCCCCTAACGACGTCCTGCGATGTTTCATGGTGCCGGTCTTTCCCGTTCTGGGACCACCCCCGGTGGTGCACAGTTAAGTAACAGACCTCACCTTACCTCCCGTGACGCTGGCTTGACAGCTTACCGGCTGCCTCAGTTTGGGTGATTGTGTTTACGACACCCGGGCGGGAAAACCCGTGCTACAACGGCCGGCCGAATTTTTCGGTGAGCAAGGCCCCAAACATGGCCTATTCAATGCACTATGGCAAGTCTCACACTTCCTCATCACCTAGCCCGCCACGTCACTCAGCCTCAACATCTAATTCCCTCATTAGGCGCTTCGTCGCATCATTGCTTTCGGCATTACGGACACTGCAAGTCAATGGTAGCTCTACCTGTCTGCGCCCCACGTCATCGATTTAGATACACGATGGCGGGTCGGATAAATCGAACAACCCACCATCGGATGTCACAACGATCGGACATTGTTCATAACTCAGGCCTTGCGTGTTGCCTAAGCTCTCTTCAATGTCTCGTTGCTCCACCGGACTCAAACCAAACGCAGCTTCAAAGCTCAACCTTGTCGACATGCTAACCTGTCGTGGTTCGAGCTTTTCCCAATAACGACTAACCTCCTTGACGTGCTGGAGCTCCCAGTCCAGCGCTCCAGGCATCAGCTTGACCGGCGCACGCTCGGTCAACGCAAATGCTTGGATGATGGGGACACCACGGTTGAGTACCATAAGCGCTTGGGCGACGGTGGCGCTGTAGCGTCGGCCGCCTTTGGCCTCGTGGTAGTGTTTGTGGCTAACAAACGTCGTTGCCATGACCTTGTAAGGGTCACGCACCATCGTTGGTACACCATCAACATATACCACCTTGGTCTGACAGAACTCGATTTCGTTGATAGTGCGGAAAACTTCACACTTCAGTTCGTGACCGAACTGCACCATGTGTTGTTTCAGCACCTCAGCTGCTTCAGGTTCGTTAGCAAAGACCAAGATGTTGTCTCCATCAATCAGGTAGTCGTAAGGCAGGGAATACAACATTAAGAGCACTAGTAAACAGTTGCCCAATGATGTATTTGCATCGCCAGAGGCACGACGGCCATCCATCCGATATCGGATGCCGCCAGACGTTACCCCTTGGTTATTGATCTGCCACTGCAATAGCTTGCTCAATTTGTGATCGCCCGGGAAGATCGATTTGTAAAACTCGTGTTCTTCCAAAATCGACATCCCAACATGCGCATCAAATGTGGT